GCGAGTTCCGCTTCAGCATTCAGACCATGGATTGCCTTAAGGTCCTGTGCCAGTTCTAAGGAGTACTCAGCCTTGAGTGCTCTAGACTTAGCGGTGACGGTGACTTTCTCGATCGAGAATGCCATCTGGTTGAAGGCATTGTTACCAGTGCCATCAAGAGATTCTGCGTCATCAGTACGCATACCCTGACCGACTTTATAGCCGAGGGAAGATGCAGTACCAACTGGGTTCAGTACACCTGGGTTAGTTCCGCTTTGAGCGGTTGTACCCATACCAGCAACAGGATCGGTCTGACCGTCTTGGCCGTTGGATGCATTGTCGCGACCGGAGAATGCAGAATCGACTTCGTTGTAGAATGCCTCGCTGCCAGATTGGTTGGTATAGCGGGAGCGCATTGCGAAGATCAGTCCAGTAGGACCGGTCATTGGTTGAACGCCTGCAAGGTCATATGCGACCAGGTTAGGCATTGCACGTCTGATCAAGGAGATCAGAACGGGGTCGAAACCAGCGGTTGGGCCGGTTGCGGTTGCGCCAGCGGAGAAACCTGCAGTAGCACCAGTCTGGGTATTAACGTTAGGTTGCTCAGTCAGGAATGATCCTGAATCGGAGAAAGCACTTTGCTCTCTTAAAAATTTTTCTTGATTTTCTAGCAGGGTAGCGGTGACAGCTCTCTTATGGGAGTCTTCGATTGAACCAAGACCCTCATAATTGAGGAGAGGTGCCCACTTTTCCTGCAGTTGTTCGGAATTGAACATTTGCGTTTACCTTAAGTGTAATTGTTTTAGGTTTGAATTAATATTAAATTCAATTATTTGCTAAATGACGAAAGAGTTTTCAGGTATGCAGCCATCGAACCATTAACGGCTTCGGGTGAACTGTCAACACCCTCAGAAAGATTCTCTTTCTTAGCTGATGGAGAAACTGCTTTTAAAGGAAAATATGATCCCTTCAATGTCTCCAGTTTTTCACGATATTGATTTTCACTTTCAAACTCCACACTTTCGGCAAGTGAGCCGAGCTTCTCTTTCTGGGTCTGTGCAAGACCTTCAGAGACTTGATCTAAGATTCCATCAGCAACCGACTCTGCGAGACGCCTGTTAAGTGAAACATTTTTCTCAATTTGCTCGTTGAGTTTTGTTTCCATGTCATCTAATTTTTCTACCATGCTCTCAAGTACATTATACTTTTCTTCAGGGATTGTTACATAATGTTCTTCAAAAAGACTCTTCATTCCGGTAAGGAAGGATTCGGTCATCTCACTCTTGAGACCTGCTTCAACTGCGAGTTGGTTTTCAATGTACCACTCTTCAGCAACGTACTCAAGGTAAGAATCAACACGCTCGTTTAATTCCTTCTTAATGTCCTCAACTTCTTCAGAGAGAACTTCGGAATAGCGTGCTTCTAGTGATTCTTTGACTTCAGCAACCTTTGCAGTAATTGCTGTTTCAAAGATTGTGCGTGCTTTCTCCTGGAACTCTTCAGAGAGTTCTTCGCCTTGGAGAAGAGCATTAACATCTTCTTCGATGTCATACTCAGCGACGACTTCTTCTTCGACTGTCTCTTCTTCAGTAGTTTCTTCTTCAGCAACTACTTCATTTTCTCCAGTCTCTTCTTCGTTAACCACCTCATCGGTGACTTCCTGATCTTCTTCGACAACGGCTTCGGTATCGAGTTCTTCCTCTTCTTTCACACCTTTTGCCGCTTCAGCAGCTTTAGCACCCTTATTGACGACATCCTTAACTTGCTTAAGGGAACCGCCAGGAGTGGCTAATTTTGCTGAATCATCATCAGGTTTATAGTTATCTGGGGTAGGACCACCCAGATCTTCATAAGAACCTGCTTTTGACGTATCCATTGCGTCCGCTGCTCCCGCTTTAGCATTTACAGCGGTTTTGGATTGCTTTGTGCCTACTTCCATTTCTTGTAAATCTCCACGAGACATGTGAACTCTCCGAACCTTGTGCGAATTTAATCTATATTTATTTATAATTTAATAATTTACAATGAATTTATAAACTCATTGAATAAATTTAACTTATGTTCATCTAAACGTTTTTGGTCAACCAAAGTGTTTATTCTTCTTGCAGTATTTTCCGCAAATTTTTCGCGGAGAACGCCACCATCCCAAACCCAATCCTTTCCTTCCATGATGCCATGAACAAAAGCATCAGGTGCAGAAGGATCTGCAACAATATCAGCAGCTGTCGCTAACATAAAATCTTCACCGACTTCCATAACTCCCTCGTTATTTTGGGAGATAGAACCGATACCACGACATGAAACACCGAGAGTGACACCTTCTTTTAAAAGTGACTCTGCAATCTTACCCATTGGAGTAGAAAGAATCTGTGCTTTTCCAATAAAATTATTGCCTTCTTGTTTAAGAGAAACAATCTTGTGCGAAACTCTATCGAGATTGACGGTAGGACCATCGGGGTGACCCAATTCCCCAAGAGCACGACCTTTAGAAATATAATTCTCAACATATCTCGCAACTTCTTTCTGCATCGTTGGAAGACGATACATTCTTTGGTTACGATTTACCTTTTCAGTTTGCAGAAAAGGACCCTCAATAAAGAGTTTCTTTTCGGCACCCCTACCTTCGGTGATAACCTTTACTGATTCAATTTCTTCTCTAATGAGTTTCATTTGCCTTACGTGTTTTGAATTTGTTGGAAATAAAGTGCTCCACCTCCGCCAGCATCAGCAGCACCTTGAAGAACTGAAATTCTTTGAGATGTGAATACAGATGCTCCAGAGTTTGCAGTAAATGTAGTACTAATACCGGCGGTATTAGCTTCAACCGTTACTGAAGATTGGAAGTTTCCATTAATATCAGAGGTTGTATTTACAGCAGTAACTTGTGTATTAGAGATCAGGGTATTGTAGTTAGAGTCATTTGCATCAACCATAGTAATTCGGTCACCGATACCAAAAGGCATTTGAGTTCCTTCTGGTGCAGTGATAACTGTGGTTGTTCCTTTTGTAACACTAGCAACTACTTGAGATGCTTTAGTCATTGCAAGAGTTTCTGGTTCTCCTACAGCAACATAAAAATTGGCAGTGGTTGCTTTTGGATCAGTTCCAATTGCAACATGACAACCCTTTTCTTTTGCAACAACACGCAGGGAATTAGTCTGCACTCTAAAAGCAGATGAAGTTGTTGCGGTTCCAGCGATAATAACAGAAGCTCCTGCTCCTACTGGTCTTAAAGTCATTGATATACTCGGGTCATTTATTTTTATTTATAATTACTCTTCCGAGTCACCTTCGGTATCAAACATTGAAGTTGCTACCTGTGGTCGTTGATTTTCTACTTTTTCAGCAGCTTTTGTATAAAGAACTTCTTTAATTTTGTCGCTGATTCCTGCTGGTGATTCATCAGCGACAACCATATCCATTAAATCATCCATGAAAATATTCTATAAGGGTAACATCAGATAGTATTTATAAACTATCAATTTCCTTAATCATGATTGTATTAAATCTCTCCCCCTTTTGGCAACTCTGGTGCTTCAGTTGGAGAACCATCAATCTCAGGTTCCATCACTGGAGCACCTAAATCTCCACCAGCACCTTCTGGTGCGAATGGTAATCCAGTTGCAGGATCTATCGTTGCAGGGTCAGGAATTGTACCGTCCTTAATTTCTTTTTTGATAAGTCTGTCTTGCTCAATAATTTCTTCATCTGTTTGACGCAAGATCTTGCGACGAACATAATCAACTGAATAATATTTACCAATATATGGTTCTGCTGATTGAAGACTACCAAGTCTTTCGTTTAGTAGTTCAGATTCCTTAAGTTCAGAAAAATGATTGTCATACAAGAAATCATACTGAATGTGCTCACTCATCATTTCCCAATCTTCGGGAGTAATGATATTTTTAAGAATTAGTTGAGTCTTCAGCATGTCATTAAACATGTTGGAGAATCTTTTTCTCAAACGACCAACAAACTTGGTGAATTTCAGTTCATCTCTCAAGATCTCAGAAGATCTCCCCAAGTTAAACCCACCTTCTCCATCCATTCTTGAGGGTGGAACATTAAGGGACCTGTATAATTTCTTTTTAAAATACTCAATATCAGTGATTTCACCCAGGTTTTGTCCTCCGGGGAGAGTTGAGATTTCAGTTCCTCTTCCGCCTTCGCGTCTTGGGAGC